CGGCCGTCAGGTATACGAGAGTCCACCGGCTCCCCAGCCCCTCGTAGAACGGATCGTCGTTCCCCTGCGTATCGATGAACAGCAAATTTCCCTCAAAACCGGCGTATTCCCGGCAAACGATCGGCACAGCATCGCGCGCAATGACCGCGGTCACAATATCCACGCCGTCGGCATTGACGTCGACGAAAATGCCCTGCGACTTTTGGTAGATCAGAATCTGGCAATTCTGGCCGCCCAACACCACTTTGGTCGATTGCGAGGGGACGGGCTGTATCGGCACGGTTTGCATCAGTTCACCAACCCTTGAAAATATTCCCCGACCGTATCAGCCAAGGCTGGAAGTTTCTTTGCGATCCCTTTCAGCGTCGAGCCCTGCGGCCGTTGCGCCTGCACCTTTCCGTTATCGACTTGCGGAGTTGCGCCAGCGTCTTTCGGCTCGTCAATTTGCTTTGCGGTATACAGCGCAGATACCTGGCGGATTTCCTTAAGCGTTATTTCAACGATCAACAGAGTCGCGCCTTTTGAATTTCGCCGGGAGTAGTTGTATCGCTCAATGCTGTAATTGATGTAGGTAATTTCGGGCGTCACTACGCTATAAAGATCCGTCGACTTGTTCGCCTTATCGACGGCTTCCAGGAACGCCCGGCGATCCCCTTCGCTGCCTTGCAGGCATAAAGTCACGAGCGGCGCCGCCGGCATTTCGACTTTGTTATAACTGGCAAACCCTCCGCGCTCCAAGGGAAAATCGCTGACTCGGGTTTCCTTGGAGTAGTCCACCGATCCGGTTGATAGCACGGAGCTTTGCAGCAGGTCACCGATCAGTCCGGTAAACTGCGACGGGTTCCCCAGCGGCGTACCTTTGGCATCGAAAATGCCCCAACTGGCCTGGGCCTGAATGACCCGCCACAACAGCTCCGCGACGGAGCCGAGATCGATTCGCGGAATCGTGGGGAATTTCGGCGACCTGGGGATCGCCGGCACTCCGGGCTGATTCGGCACATTGGGGAATGGGATGAGCATGATCAGAACAACCCGTAATTTGCCTGGGACGTGAACAGGTAATCTAGCGATTTACCCATGTCGTTGGCAATGCCCGGCGCATCAGTGGCCGCCGTGTAAACCTTCACTTCGCCGATGTGGGTTTCCACGCTATTGGCCACCCCTCCGCCACCCTGGGTGTTCGCCATGGCGACCTGGCCCGCGCCGGCCCCAGCTGCGGCCCCCGCTGCCCCCGGGATGCCGCCCAGCTTGCTGGGGGCACTCTGTTCGCCGCTGGGGCTACCGCTTATAAGCTCGCCTGCCGCGAATTTGGCCCGAGTCCAGTCCCCCGAGAACAGGGCGCCGATCAGATCGATCGCGGCAATTTCCCGATAAATTAAATCGCTCAACAAATCCTTGAGCTTTTTGATCCCCCGGCCGGCCGCTTCGATGCCCGGCCCCCATTTGCCCCAATCGATCAAACTGTCGCCGCCGCGCTTCCATACCTGATAGTCCTGCCATAGGGCAGCGACCGCAGCGGCCAAGGCCAGCACGCTTACTGCCGTCAAACTGATCGGAATCGTGGCCAGGGCGACGGCCCCAAGACCCGCAGCAAGGACGGTGAGGAACGTTTGCACAAATTCCTTATTGCTTCGAACCCACGCGCCAAAGTCCGCGAAGAGTGAAAATATTTTTTCCAACGCAGGCGTGGCGGCTGATAGCAGTTCACGACCGAACGCCTCGAAACTCTGCCGGCTGCTGACCATGGCGTTACGCAGCCGCGTCGCCTCTTCGGCCTGCTTTTTTGTAACGGCCCCATATTCCTTTTGCCGGGAGATCATCAATTGGACTTCTGAGCGACCCTTGAGCAGCATTTGCAAGGTGCCCTGATCGATACCCATCATCCGCCCCATGTTGTTGGCGGTCGTGCGGTCCATTTTGCTGAACCGATCGGCCAAATTCAGCAGTAGGTCATTGACAGGAAGGGCTTTGCCTTTGGTATCGGTCAGGCTTAAACCCAGCGCAGAGAAGAAGGGGATCAGCCCGCTTTCTCCGGTCAGCTGCAGTTCAGTTTGCGATTGACTGAGCATGTCCATGGTTCCGCGTAGACCATCGGCGGATCCGCCGGCAAGCTCCGTGGCATTGGACCATGCGGAAATGTCGTTTGCGTTTTGATTGAGGTTTTGCGAAAGGCGGTAAAGCGAAGCGTTCGCTTCAATCTGATCGGTAACAAAACGCTTCACCTGCGCGGCGCTTCCGATAAGCGCCAGGTATTTGACGACACTTTTGGTTATCTTCTCGAAACCGTCGGCACCGTCCTTGGCGTTCTTTTTTAGCTTCTTTCCTGCCTCATCGGCTTCCTTACCGGTATCCTTGAGGCCCTTTTCGACGTCAGCCTTACCCTTGTTATATTCGGACGAGTCCAAGCCCAACTTGACCAACAGACTGTCGATAATGGTAGGCATATCAAATTACCCTTGGTTGGACAACGCCCGGTTGTAGTCGTCGATCGTCACGACCTCCAAAAGGTCATATACGTCGCGCACCCCATAAACCGTATCCAATTCATGCAACGTCGCGATCCGTTTTGACAACAGGGTCGCAATGGGCGCCGAGATATTTACGTACTCTGCGAATGCTTTCCCTTGGCCGTCGCCGGGGAGCCGCCGGAGATTGAGCGGACGACGGCCTTCAAAAAACCCGTGTGCAGCTTCCACACCTCCGCTCTCAGTTTGATTCGGGTCGTAATTTCCTCAACGTCTTCTTCAATCAGATTGCGGACGATATGCGGCTTGGAGCTGTCGGGCATGATCTGCACGCAAGTCCACATTTCGGCGAGCAACGGTTCGGCTACGTCCCACGTAAGGCCGCCCAAGGCCTTAAGGCCGACCTCGGCCATCGCCGCCATACCCATACGCTCGAAGCCCTCGGGCACTTCGACACCGGCCGCCATGAGCGCCAAGAGCGCCCGCATCGCCCAGGCTTCCGCCCGGCTGGCCGGCATTTCGGTAAGAACGAAAATCTTACCCTTATCCCGTCCGGCGTCGGTAATGGTGAAATTTGCAACACTGCGGGCCATGACATTCCTCTCCGAATTGTCGATCTCTCCTTGATGTTTGGAGCCCCGGGCGTGCGCTGGGAGAGGGCAGCGCGGCTTACGCCTTGCCCGGGGCAAACTGGTTACAGCAGGGAGCGGTTAACCGACTCCCAGGTAATGACGTAATCGACCGGCTGCAACACTTTCTGCGCATCCGGGATCTGCTTGGCGTTCGTCAGAATGCCGCGGGTCAACGTGAACGATTCGCCGGTCGAGGGCAACGAAATGATGCCGGAGACATAGAACACCTCACGGGCCGTCTTCATCGCCTGGATCAGGGTAGTGAAAATGTCCTTGCTCGGGCTGTCGGCCTGGAGGGTGATCGTCTGCTTGACCGGGTTGGGCGTATAGCCACCCGTCATGCGCCCGTCGACGCCCATTTGCACCTCAGCCAGATCGACCGCCTCCGTGGTGAACGCCTTGTCGGTGGCGTAACCCCGCAGCTGCACGGGCGTCGGGAACAGGCTCGCGACTACGATCGTGAATACGCTGTTTGCGCTGGTAATGGTTGTGTCAGCCATGATGCCTCCGGGTTACATAATGTCGATGGACGCGAGAGTGATTTTCTGCACAGCACCGCCATCGGTGAACCAAAAATTGATGACCGGCGTGCCGCGGTTGCCGCGCACCTGGGCGCCCGGATCGAGGATTTGCAGATAATAGCCCTGCTGCTCGATGATCGTGGATACGTCCAGGCCGGCGGCCTGATTCACCTGCGCCTTTTGCGACGCCGACATGGCGATACCGGTGCGAATGCTGCCGAAGTTCAGCGCCTGATCGATCGGGTCAATCATGGCCGCGCGGATCAACGAGTAGCCAGATTCATTGTAGGGAATCGACGGAACGCCGGTGAGCAGGGTCATGAGCGCCAATTGAAACTGAGAGTTCAGATAGACTTGATCGACGAATGTATCGACCCATCCCCATTTACCGGACATCTGCCCGTTGTACAGGAAATTGAACTGGTCATTGGCCGTCGCATACGAGCCGTAGAAGCTGTATCCGTTCTCCAGGAGATTGGCGGCGATCTGCTGGTCGGTCACCGTGGGCACAAAGCCGCTTTGCGATTTGAAGGCGGCCGTGATGCGCCCGTTCAGGCGGCTGAAGTCGATCGAGGCGACGGCACCCAACAGGAACGCCGCCAGCTCTACGGTATTGTACAGAGGGACCACGCCGTCGTAAGCCAAGTCCTTGGCGAT